TCTTTGTTTAAAAAAACTTCTTTAAATATTGATCTAAAATATATTTTCTTAATCTCTTTATAGTTAAAGCTCTTATCAATTAAGTCTGCGTCATTTTCTTTTAACCATTCAAATACGCATTGTATTTTATCCAGCACATCGTCCTCGCGATATAACTCTTCGCTCTCTTCTTTTATACTCTCTTCTGTTTCAAGTATAAAACGTTTTTCCTTTCTTTTTAAGTCAAAGATCATATTTCTAAGTATAACGTAGCAGCCGTAAAAATTAGGCTCGTCTTTGTTAAAGAGATAGTCTGTGTTTTTCTCGTGCATTTTTAAGTAAAACTCTTGTACAATGTCTTTTGCAGTATCAATATTGCATCCAAGCTCTAGCACATACTTAATCCAAAGCCTATCGTATTTATATAGTATCTCCAGCATCGTCTTTCACATAGGTTATTGATATTAAAACCACTGCAAGCATAAGCTGAAATGTTATTTGTTTTCCCTCTTCAACGTATTCCTCGTCATATAGAAATAAAAAACCCAGCCCAGTTATAAAATTAAACTGTAAGACTGGATTAAATTCGTTTGTAAAGACAATTAAAGCAATTAGTAAAACTACTAGAAAGCCTAGCGCATATAAAATCATAATGTTTTTTTGTCTAATATAAGCATTTTTTTTTAAATACTTCTTAGAAACTTATTAGCTCGGCTATCCTCTTCAATTTTTTTTATTAAATTCTCGTTCTCCATACTAAAGCCAACGTTATTTTTAACGGACCTAAGAGGCAACGGAAAGTCTAGCGGTGTAGGTCTGCCTCCAGTTTCAACTTCTTTAACCTTTCTAACGTGTATCTGGGTAATCATAAAGTCAGTAGGGTGTTGAACGTACCTATGTATAACCCAAAAATCGTCAGCTCTGTTTACAAACTTAGCACCGCCCTCTACGTCTCCAGATTGTGGAGGTATTGGGTAACCAGCGTATTTGTGATCTGCTCTGTGTAGTATTCTTATAGCTCCAGTATTTGCGTGAACATTTAACCAAATTGTTATATTATTCTGTTTGCAAAAAATTCTAAACTCAGTTGTTGCTTGATAATCGTACTCGTGACCTCCTATGCTCTTCATTAGTATAGGATCTTTAACTATGGAATTATATGGGTCAATCATAAAACCGTCATAGTCCCAAGCCTCTTTGTAGCTCCTTCCCAAACTTAATAAGTCTCTGTATGTGTATAATTTTTCTGGCGATATTATTTTAAAGTGATCGTCTATAAACTCTGTGTGTTCTATAAACTCAAGCTCCTCAATCATATTAATCGGCTTATTTGCTAGATATTCCACAAGCTTTCTAACTATTGAGTGAGGTTCATTCTCGCTACTAAATACAAGCCATTTCTTTTTATGTTTAATTGAGTAACATAACATAAGAAACAAGACTGCTGATGTTTTACCTACGTTAGCTTGACCTAAAATAACGTTAAAATTACTAGGCTTAAATCTTATGTGCTCATCAATGTCTGGAATGTCCAATCTTAAGCCCTCCTTAATGCTTCCATTACGGATCTGTCTGAGCTTCTCTATTGTTTCGTGATAGTTTATTGTCATTGTTTTGTATTAAAAAAGGCTACCTTTCGATAGCCCTTTGATTAAAATGGTAAGTCAGCTTTTTCTCTGTCTGGCATATGCTCCTTAGCCGATATAGGCTTCTGGTACCCCTCAGTCGGTTTAAAGAATTTAGCATACATTTTGTTAGGATCACTCTTAGCCTTTAGTATGTCAAAGGTAATAAACCCATTGTTAGCCTCAGCAGTAGCTTTGTTTTCTTTAAGCCAAGCAATCATCTCGTCAGCTTTTACTGACACATTAGTTACAATAAAGTCAAACTTGCCCTTTCTAGCAAATAAGAAATTTAAAAATTCAGTGTTGTTGTTGTCATTCATAGTTGTTATATTTATTTATTAATCCAATTATACATTTGTTCTGCGTCTTTTATAAGAGTCTCAACGTCCGAAACTCTTTGTGCGTGAAAATTAGATGCTGCTATTATGCAGCTTGTCCTTACGTTTAAGTAAAGGTCTTCACGCACCCAGCTTTTGAAGGTTTCTTTTTTATCCTCTCTTATTTCAGAAACGACTTTTTTGGGTTTTAAGTCCTCTCTAATTAATTTAGCATTATACATATCCTCGTTAGTGACTGTATATTTTATGGTGTCTCCAATAGATCCAACAAATTCGCCTTTAGAAAAAAAAGTGTAAGCTCTTCCGTCTTTAAAAGTAACCTTGCTTTTTTTCATTCCGTTCCACTGTCCGTCTGGATCAATGTGTTTTATAGTTCCGCTCTTCATATTAATTTCGTTTAAAACTTTCGCTTTCGTCTTCTCCAAATACTCCTAGTTCGTAAAACCCAGTTAGTTTTAGTACGGCTCTGCTCATCGCTCTTTTTTCTGCCATTTCTGGAACGTACCAACTGTTTGTGTTTCCGTCTTTGTAATTTTCTCCTTTCAAAGCAGATCCGAATGTTTCTATTTTTTTTCCGTCTTTCTCTGCATACGCTTTAAATACTGCGTAATTAGGCTCACACCTTACAACCTCGTAAGAAACGCTCATTTGCTCTAAGGCTTGTATCTTGTCAATTCCTTGGCGAGTAATTATTGTGTAGTGTTGATGCTTAAAAAAGTCATCTTTGTCTAGGTTATACTTTTTATATAACTCCATTAGCTTGTCTTTATTCATTGTTTATTTATTAAAGTTAATTTGTTTTGATACTTCAAGTTGAGCCTCCAGAAATTCGACTCTTTTTTCTAAAGCTGATATCCTAGCGTTTTGATAATCTATTGTATGATTAGATGCTGCTCTGTTTACGTCTTCTGAGTAAGTCATATTACATTTCGTTAAATAAGTCAAAAGCATTTCCGTAGCTTCCAGTAGCTGACTGCAGCATTACAACGCATCCATAGCTTAATCTGCTAACGTATTCTGTTCTTTTTAACTCTTCAATAATAGATTCGCCAGTAGTCTTGTTAACTTTAACATAGTCGTTAAAGGAGTCTCTGTACTCTTCTTTTAATCTCTCGTAAAGGTTTTTCATAATGTTATCTGTTTTAGTGTTTTACATTTCAAATCTACAAAAAATAATCCAATATAAAAAGTTATGAACGAAAAAAAAAGGAGCAAAACTAATAAAATTAGCCCACTCCCTTTCGTAAAACAATGATAACAAGCCAGCAGTCAGAGAACTGGCTACGCAAATTTACGTTAAATTAAATCTTTAACCAAACTTTCGTAATAATTAATTTTCTCTAATAGTTCAATATCCATTATTTTGCAAGTCTCCCTACTCTTTACAAGCATCTCTTCTGCCGTTCCGCCTCCGTACTTAATATCTAACTGTATACTGAATTTATACTGTTCTCCGTATCTGTAAACATTACAACCTACGCATTGCACTTGGCAATTAACTTCGTCCCACCGAGTAGATAGGTTTTTTCTACTCATAAAATGTCCGTTCTGCATTCCTTTGCCCTTCCAGTGTTCTTGCTTTCCACAAGTAAAACATTCAACAACTCCGTTATTAGCTTCTCTTAGCCTTATATATTGAGAAAATATATTGTCTAATTTTTCGATCAATTTCTTTCTCTTGCTCTTTTTAGCCATTATTGTTTATTTATTACAAAGCTATAAAAAAAATACGAATTTGTTTTTTTCTTTAAAATATTTTTCCTTTTTTCTATTATAGGCTATTATAGGCTAGTCTATTATAGGCTATTATATATATATAAATACTATTATAGGCTAGGCTATTATAGACTGTCATATGTGGTACACTTTGAATTTTTACTTATTCCAGTGTTTGCTTATTTTCTCCATTGATCTAGCTCCAAAGTAACCGCCATATACAAGTAAGAGTAATGAAGAGAGTAGATTTATCCACTCCTTAGCTATTTTAAAGCCTTCTAAGCAACTATCTAAAATAATATATACAAATAGACTACACGTTAAGAAAGCAAGGCTTAGAGGTCTTATGTTCTTGCTTAGCCAACTGTCCGACTGCATATCGTACTGCCACCTCTTTGTAACCTCTTGCATTTCAATCATATCAAAGCGAAGCTCCTCTAATAGCATTTGCTTGTCTATTTCAGAAAGTGTTTTATTTGTGCTGATCTTATCCGCTAACTGCTCCAGAGCCTCAATTCCAGTAACGTTTCCAGCTATTTTAAGTATTTCTGGTGCAACTACCTTGCCTTGCTTTACAAGCCACCTTAAAGCGTCTCCTACTCTTGTTGTTCCGTTTTTGTCTTTATAACTTGGCATTGTTCCAACGTGCTTTAGTTTTTCTAATATCGTAATGCGTAAATGTTTCGTACATTCCTAAGCCACCTTGTAAGATAAAGCCAGAAAGTATTAAGTCCTCTAATAAAGGGTAAGTATCAATAACTGGATCTAGTCCAAATATAACAACATCCGCAGCTTTACCTAAAATATGCTGAGAGCTAGAATTTGACCCAATAGCGTTATTGTGATCCTCACATCTATATGCACTGTTTATTATTATAGGGTAAGACGTAAAGTCTCTAACTGCTTGTAATTGATTTGCTAGTTTAGTAATGTTAATTAAAACCTCGCTAGGCATTTCGCAACCGCACTTACAGTTAAATTCTTTTATCTTAAAGTTCTTTGTCATTCTTTTTATGTGTACTATAAATTTTTTGCACTGTATAAACAATAGAAGCTAGTAAAAGTATAACCTTTAAACTGTTTTCTACGTGCGTAAAGCTTACCATAAATGATATGGCATTAAATGTTCCAAGTTTCAAATCTTCAATAGTCATTAGAATTTATGTGTTAAATAGTCAACCCCATAAAACGAGTGTACTCCGTTACTATCTAGGTCTACATTAGCCGACTTCCAACCGTAAGGGTGGTCCGCTTTAATTAGTTCGCCATCTTCGCTATAAGTGTCTTCTAATCGCCAAGCTACGTCTAAGTGATACTTACTGCTTAACACTGGTGCTTTAGTTTCCTTGCCTTCGTCGTCGTATTCGCCACGCTCTAAGACTATATTACCAAGTTTAACGATACTATGCTTGTGCGTTGGGTATTCGTTTCCGTCTTCGTCTTTTGCTACGCCTAAGCCCTTTATTTTAGCTTCAGCGGTTTTTTGGTCTTTAAACTCGTATTTTCCTATGTACATTTTATTTATTTTATATTGTTGTTAAACAAGTTAATTCTGCATCTGTGAGAGCTTCTTTAAAAACTGCTACGCATTTAGTTTTACCAAAGAAATTATTTAAAATACCATTACCATCACTAAATGACAATTGATTCAATCCTATTGGCATATCTGCGATTGTGTCCGTATGTATTAAAACCCCGTCTATATAAAACTTAACTTCGTTTACTTTGTAGGAAATAGCCACTTTGTGAAAATCTTTTATATCTGTTACGATTCCACTAACACTTACAGTTATGGCTCCACCAGAACGAACTTGAACTCTAATTGTATTATCTGACGTTTTCAAAAACCGAATTCTCACAATATTATTATTCCCAGTACCATCTGACAAAGCAATAGATTGATTGGCATCGGGTGTTTGCGTTAAAGCTGCTATCTCTGCATATAGCACACCCTCTGTTGAGTTTATTAAATCTGAGCTACCAGCTCCAGATGCTGCATCTGCTAAACGTGTTACTGTGCTTCCGTTTGTTGGAATGTAGGAAGTAGCGAAAGATTGAACTTCTGACTGTGCTCCCCAGATTATAAATTCACTTAAAGTTTGCGCGTTGTCTCTAAGGTCAATATAAAAACTTGTTGCACCTACTGCTGAAGAACCCGTCAGCTCAAATCTTTGCCATTCTTCTGTTAGTGTA